CGTTTCTACAGGAAATGTTGTCGCATTCCCCATAGTTGCATACATGGGTAGCTCATACTCTTCACCATCAATGATGGAGGTTCGAGAACGAACAGCCAATAACGCATTACACCAATCAGGAGGAAACAAAAAACTAACTAAAGTCTTTGCAACCGAGTCAGACGCACTAGAAAAGTCAATCGTGGCAAGTTTGCCCGTTATTGATCCTAGATACGCGAGATTCTGATGGAGTTGTGGTAGTGTTGATAAGTCCAACCCAAAGTTTTTGAGCTTCTGGTACATCAAGTCCATTAAGCCTTGCTGGAAAAACATATTCAGCGTTGGCTCGATGGCTATCAGCCTTTCAGCTCGATCGTCTTTGGGAACAGTTGTCATGCGTGAACCATTCACGACACTAAAGCGGGGCGAATCAGAATATCGATTCAATTCTTCTACAGCGGTTAAATGCTGCGGATCCCACGCGCAAAAGCAGTCGTAAATAGGTAAGACACTAGCGGTTGTAGTTAAGGGGTAAGTAAATTTATCCTCGATGTTCGTTCTTTCGAACTTCAAACCGAGGGTAACCCCACCACTAACGTTACACCTGGAAAACCAATCGGTTAATTCCAGATCACCAAGAACATCACTTATTGTTTGCCTTGCGGCAATAAGGATGCGACCGAGTATATCAGACTCTTCAACACCGAGGCCCAATCTGGGCCAGGAAAAAGTAGAGTTAATAATTTGAACGCGAGCATATACATCAGCAAATTTAGCCAATGCATTACGCTTGAGAACATCTTGGTCTTGGCTCTGCGATCTATATTTTTTAAGAAAGCAGAGATCTTGGTTGATAACATAGTGTTTAACAGAATCGTCTAGAAACAGGCCTGATACATCGTTTGATGGCCTGGAGTCTATTTGTTGTTGAATATCACGCATATAGCACTGATGCAGACGTTTTGCGATCTGATCAGGATCAAAAAGAGCATAGTTCGCTCCTTCTTTAAGCTTTTTGCTACTGTTTTTCATTGGTAAATCTCCTAATGATAAAGTAAAGTAATACTAGTCTAGCGACCCGTCTTTCAGGGTTGGTGCTAAATCAGCATCGAAACAGGATTGGGCACCAAGGTCAAGAAGCAATTGCTTCTCGGTTGGTGTGGTTTCCACATCATAGCCGACTTCGAC